ATCTGAGCCAACACACTCAATTCGCGTCCCAAACAATCTGGCAAGCCGCAGCTCCAGCCACCCGGCGCGCAGCGTATTTATTGCAGACAGCAATTCATAATGCTCACTCTTTCCCATACAGCCTCCCAACATTTTAATCAAGCCGACGCCGGAAAGCGTCGGGGTTCTTTTCTAAGCCTGTGGCGGCGCGGCTTATCAAGCCGTTACGACGCCGCCCGCTGGTTGTCCAGGTAGCTGGCTACGTCGCTGGCATGGGCGAGCCGGTATTTGCCGGCCTTGAAGGTGGTGATGGGGAAGCGGTCGGCGCTGATGGAGTTGGTGACAGATTTCTTCCCCATGTGCAGCAGTTCGGCTAGCTGGTCTGTGTTGAGGGTGACGCCGTAGCGCTCAACGATCATCTGCTCGGTGGTCACTTTATTTTCCTCACCAGCTCGATATGCGGTAGGTCGTCGAAGGTTTGGTCGCGGTAGTCGCCGTCGCCGTCCCAGTCTTTGCCGTAGCGTGGATCGTACTCTTCGGCGAGGGTGGGGTCTTCGTCGCACATTTCTGTCCAGGCATCCTCGAAGCTGGCTAGCATTTCGTAGAATTTCACGCGCTCTTTCCAGTCTAGGTCGCGGGCTTTTGCTGTCTGCCCTTTGAGGTCTCCCCAGCCTTCTGGGATGGGCCACGGCGCAACGTCGACGGCTTCGGATGGCAGGGTGTTGTGTTTGCCGTCGGGCCATTGCTTGGTGCTGGCGCCACTGGCAAAGGCGGCGTTCTGTTTGTGTTCATCACGGTGACCAACAAGCAGGGTGATGTTGCGTCTTTTTATAACGCGGTCGACCCATGCCTGGAGCACTGGATGCAGGGTGGCGCGAACGGCGAGTGAGCGCTTTCCGAAGTGGTGCATCAGTTTTCCTCCTTCATGGTCATCTGTTCATAGACAAAACGCATGGCGTCGGGTACGCCAGCCATGTTGTTGTGTTCAATTGCGAACTGGTCGAGGCATCCATCGTTACGAGCATTGACCAGTTCGGCAAAGGTGCCCGCGGGAATGTCGGCATTACTGAACAGGGCTTCAATTTCTTCCGCGGTGTGTTCCGCGAGAAACTCGGCATTGATGCGGTAGTCGTCGATGGTGCAGTTGAATCGTTTCCAGAGGTCTACAAGATTCCCGCTGTCAAGCTGGGTGACGGCGTAGGCGGCGAGCTGCTGCAAGGGTTCGTCATCGGCGTCGAGGAAGCGATTGATGGAGAACAGCCCGTTTTTAAACAGCAGCTGATGAGTGTAGTCGTCGTCAATCGAGATGGGGAAATTGCCTTCCACTATCCACTCATCGTCGTCTGATGAGACGATACCATTGGGGACGCAAGAGCACCACGCTAGCAAGCGCAAAGCGAGGCTGGCGTCGTTGCCGATAAGCTGGCTGATGACGCCCTTCATATACTGTTTAAGCAGCCGCCTGGCGCGGTTGGCTTCGTCCTCTTTTTGGATGTAGCAGGTGACCAGGAAGCAGCAGTCATCCTCTTCGGCGCTATCGGTGTCATCGCCTTTTACGGCGATGTGGCGGTGCTTGCAGCCTTCGCAGCCGCTTACGTCGAAGCCGGCGCTTTCAATGTGGCGGTAGTCACGGTGGAAGTTGAGCTGTTGCTGGTTGATGTCAACGCGGTTGTCATCGTCGAAGCTAACCTCACGCACACCGCTTTCGCCGGAGCCGCTGTTGCTGCGATCTTGCTGCTGTTGGCGTTGGGCGCTCTCCTCTTTTTTTGCCTCTGCCTGCAGGATGGCGTGGCAGGCGTCGTCCAAACAGAAGGTGCTCTCTGTGTGGCTGCTGCTGACCTTGCGCATTTTCTGGCAGCCAGTGGCGACGCATTTGTCGCGGTAGTCGAAGGCGGTATTGTAGCTGGTGAGGTCGGTGTGGTGTTTGCTGAATTTCCAGTAGATGGTCTGCTGTAGTTCGTTGGTGCTGATGTCACTATCTGCCTCAAGTTCGGTGCGCAGCTCTTCCATGACTTTTTCGCTCTTCATGGCAGGCAGCAGGTGCTTGCCGTGTGAGGCGGTGAGGGCGTTGTGGCGAATCATGGTCTGGGCCCACTCGGGCAGCTCCAGCAGGCGGATCATGTTGCTGATGTAGGCGCGGCCAAAGTTGCCGACGCCGCTCTCTTTGAGGGTTTTCTCGATGTCGACCTGCTTGAGGCCGTGCACTTTGTGCATGGTCTGCATGGCCAGCGCCCACTCCATGGGGTTGAGGTCTTTGCGCTGGTGGTTCTCTTTGAGCTGGATGATGAGGCGATTGAGCCCTTCCACCTCGCGCAATACCGCGGGGATGGTTTTAATCTTGGCCTGTTTGCTGCCGCGCCAGCGGTTCTCGCCGGCAACAATCAGGAAGCGTCCGGGCTGCTCTGGGTTGGTGCGCAACACGATGGGCTGGATGACGCCATCGGCCTTGATGGAGGCGGCCAGCTCGGCGATGTAGTCGTCGTCAAAATCCTTGCGCGGCTGTTCGGGATCGGGGTCGATAAGGACGAGTGGTACGTCGCCCAGTTCGCCGGGCTTGAGTTCGTAGGCTTTGTCCATGGGTGTTCTCCTTAGTTGATGATGGCGGCCGGTGGGATGAGGCTACGGGCGCGCTCGGGGAAGTCGTTAAGCGGAAACTGGATGGTGGCGTCGAAGTGCTCAATGCACTCGGCAAGGAAGGGGTCGCGCATGAAGGCGGCGAAGTCGGGCGCATCGGTCTTGATGATGCGCCACACGTCGTTCCATGCCTTGGGTGCGGCGGCGCGCAGCTTGGCGATATCCACCATCTGGCTCATCACGCTGCAGCCTTGAGCATGGTGACGATCTCTTTCTCCGTGGCCACGCCGCCGCCCGGCAGGGCGAAGAGCGGCTCTCCGGTACGCTCCTGCGCGGGCTCTAACACCATGGGCTTATGGCTACGCACTACCAGTGCGCGCACGAAGGAGTAGTCGCCGATGGTTATGCGGTCGGCGCTGATCTTGTTGAGGTTTATATAGTTGGTTCTACCGGCCATCGGAGTTCTCCATATTGTTGTCAAAGCGGGAAGGGTGGGCGGCTTCGTCGCCCATGGTGTTGTCGTCGCCACGCGCGCCACGCAAAAAGCAGGCGACGGCGGCGGTGGCGAGCAGGCTGATGCCCAGGAGGATGAACAGCAGCTTAATCACGCCAGCACCTCTTCAAGCAGGGCGCTGCTGTGGGTGACGGCATCGGCCAGCTCTTTGCCACACTCCAGCTGGCGGTGGCCGCTGATGATGGCGGCCTCAATACGTTCGCAAGTGGCCTGCGGGTGGGCGGCCATTACGGCCTGCGATAGCTGCAGTTTTAATGCCTCCAGCTGTTCGCGCTGCTGGCGGTAGCGGGCAATGCCGGAGATGTTCTGCTGCGCCTGGTAGGCGCGGCGGTCGGCTTCCTGGGAAACATGCGGTTTGGTGTTCATGCGGCGGCTCCTCTGGGTTGTTGGGCGAGCGCGAACCAGTCGGCAAGGCCGGGTGCCATGTCTTTCATGGTGTCGTTGTCGGTGGCGTCGCGCCCGTAACGCTGGCGGATGGTTTTGCGAAAGGTCTCGGTGTGCTGGTGCGGGTATTCCGGTTCGTGGTAGGTGGCGCACTCGGCGCACAGTGGGCGGTACAGCTGCAGCAGCTCGGTGGCGGCAACGGTAAACTCGGCACCCTCAAATACCACGCCGCCCTCCCACATGGCGGCAATGGTGAGCTCTACACCATCCAGTGAGAGGTAGCGGTCACCAATCTCGGGGCGGGTGGTAAATGCGCCCTGGTTGTTTACGCTAACCATTAGCGCACCTCCACTCGGTCATCGAAGCGGTCCATGTCATCAAGCACGTTCAGAAGGTCGTAGTCCTCGTCAGTCATGGGCTCAAGATCGTCGATGGTGCGGCCCATCAGCTCCTCACCGCAGCGGTGGCAATGCAGGAGGATGGACGGCGAGACGAACACAACCGGGCCAAAGTCGCAGCCCTCTACCATGCAGGTGAGGCGCGCCAGTTCGTCGGCGCTGAATGAGGTGATGGCGCGTATAAGCGGGTGCTGTGCCGGGTGCGGCTGCGCGGGGTGCAGGTACATGGTTACCACCCCCTGTAACTGGCGAAGAGGCGGGCGATGATGCAGCGGGCTTTGTCGCCCACTACCAGCGCACCGCCGCCAAAGGTGAGGCCGGCCTTCTGGAGCAGCTTCTGCCCCTCGGCGTCGTTGTAGAAGCTGGCCATGATGGCGATGAGATAGGCCTCAGCCTGGGACTTGTTAACGATGGTCCGGCGCATCACGGCAAGGTCTGGCGTAAGCTGGCGCCAGTGGGCGGCGTCTTCAATGCTGCGGGCGGTGCAGCTAAAACGCGAAGGGCCGGCAAGCTCGATGCCTTCTTTCCATGCCTGAAGAAACGCGGCCGGCAGGTGCGTTTCTTGAGAAACTTTGCCGGGTGCTGTGTTCATAAATCCGTCTCCGGTGATTGGGTACGGGTTAAGAGTGAAGCATACTTCGCATATTGTCAAGAAGGATACTTCGCGCTATTGTTCTCTGAGCCTTATCGGTAACGGCAAGGGTGTTTGCCATATATCGCAATTTGCGATATTATCTATCCATGCACATCATTACTCAAAAGCGCATCAAGGAGGCCGCCGAGCAGCACAACAGTTGCGCCAGTGCGCTGGAGCAGTGGTATCAGGTAATGAAGAAGGCTGAGCTGCAGGACTTTGCTCAGCTTAAAGCGCTGTTCAGCAGCGTAGACAAGGTGGGTGACCTTTACGTGTTTAATGTGGGCGGCAACAAGTTACGCTTGATTGCCGCCGTCCATTTCAACCGCCAGAAGGTGTTTATTCGTGAAGTTCTCACCCACACCGAGTACGACAAAGGCAAGTGGAGGTAATCGCAATGCTGGCTAAGGTACAAGTTGACGAGGCTATTGCACACTGGGGGCATGTGGCGCCGCTGCTGACAGCTCCAAAGTCAGAGGCTGACTACGAACAGTTGGTGCAGGTACTCGACGAGGTGCTGGATGCGGGCGGTGCCGACGAAGGGCATCCCCTGGCCAGCCTGGCAGATAGCCTGGGTGATCTGGTTGAGAAGTGGGAGTCACAGCACCATGCCATGCCGCCTGCAGCAAGCGGGGTTGAGGTGCTGCGCCATCTGATGAAAGAACGTGGCATCAAGCAAACCGAGCTGCCGGAAATTGGCACCCAGAGCGTGGTCTCTGAGGTGCTCAACGGCAAGCGCCAGCTTAACGTTCACCATATTTCACGTTTGTCTGCCCGCTTCGGCGTGCCGGCAGGTGTGTTTATCGACAAGGAATAATCATGGGCCATACAGCATCACCATTGCGTTACCCCGGCGGTAAAACCCGATGGAGCCGTTTCTTTCAAATCCTCTACCTGGAGAACGGATTGCGAGATGGTGATTATGTGGAGCCCTTTGCCGGTGGTGCCGGGCTGGCGATTGATTTACTGCGCCTTGAGTATGCCAGGACAATACACCTGAATGATATCGACCCGGCCGTTTACGCCTTTTGGTATTCAATCATCAATAATACAGAGTTGTTTTGCCGGCGCATTACCCGTGCACCACTCACTATGAAAGAGTGGGAGCGCCAGCGGGAGCGCTATTTCACTCTAACCGACCCTGAGTCACTGGATTTGGGGTTTGCTGCCTTTTATATGAACCGCACCAACCACTCAGGCGTTCTCACTGGCGGCGTGATTGGTGGCCTGGAGCAAAAAGGCAAGTACAAGATAGATGCGCGCTTCAACAAAGAGGCACTGATAAAGAAGATAAGAAAGATCGCTTCATACAAGAGCCGTATCAAGCTCTATAATCAGGACGCCATGGCGTTTCTGGATCATGTCACGCCAGAGCTCGATGAGAAGTCACTGGTGTACCTTGACCCGCCCTATTACAAGAAAGGGCAGGAGCTTTATGAAAACCATTACGGTCATGATGATCACCAGATACTGGCAGACTTTGTAACGTCGCTGGAAGGCCACAAGTGGGTGGTCTCCTACGACAATGTGCCTGAAATAAAGGCAATGTACCCAGGGTACCGTCAACAGACCTACGGCATAGCCTACAGTGCGGGCAAGCACTACGATGGCAGTGAGCTGATTATATTTTCAGACACCATGGACGTGCCGGAATTCGATAGCCCCTTCGATGTCACCCCAAAACTGGTGCAAGACTACGCAACATATATCCGTGAGTTGTCCGCCTAAACGTACTCCTCCAGCGCATGGATGAAGGGCTGAAAGTTATCCCAGGCCCGCTTCAAATCCCCGGCCATCGGGTGCATGTGCAGGTTGTGCACATAGGAGTTAAAGGTTTTAATGGAGAAAAACGAGTCGGGGTTTTCGCAGGCGGTAAGCGCGGGCTTTGCCTGGTCCTCGGTCAGTTTGTCGGCAGCCTTCAATTCGTTGGCAACACGTCGTACCTGCTTAAAAAGCTCTTCGTTGCTTTTTGCGCTTGGCGACCATTTTGGGTCGGTGTTTTTCAAGTAGGTTTTCACCATCGCCTCAAGAAATAGGCGAAACGTCACCGACACCGCATTGGTGTAGTCCTCAACGTTGAGCCCTTTCAGCTCCTTGTAGATGGAGTTGAGGCGGGTGTCGTCAATCTTCATTCTGAAGTCAGCTGGGATGAGCGTTGGTCTGGCGATGGAGGGGGCGTTGTCTCTCTTCTTTCGCTTGGAGGGTTTTTTGGCCTGCGCGGCAACAGCCGCAAGATCGTAGCGTTCGCTTTCCAGCCTGCTGGTGTCAACACTGGCTGTTTTAATAACATCTTCAATGTAGCTGCGGCGGTTATCCTTGTGCCTGACGCGGTCAACCGTAATGGCTTTGGTACCCAGCTCCTGCAGAATGTAAGCCAGCGCTTTGTCTAGCTCCTTCTGCTCCAGCAAGCCACTCATCATGCCGGCAGGGTTAACGCTAAGCCCTAAACGTTCCCGAACATAGGGGTCTCGTAATAAACGTGAAAGGTTTGTGGTGGGCACATTGTCAATTACCTCCTGTGCCACCAGCTCGGTTTGGGTGGCGTAGTCCAGTACCTGAACAGCGTAGGCATCTTGCCCCTGCCGGTTCATGCGGCTGCTGTAACGCTCTGCCGCTGCTGGCCCCCACTGCACGGTGCCGGCACCACCTTGCTCTCCCTGGTGCCGTACCAGTATCCAGGGGTCTGCTTCGTCCCGGCTTGTTACAATGGCCACCGAGATTTCATCAGGTAGGCCCACTGCTGTACTGGCCAATGCCGCGAAGCGGGTACGGTCGCGACTGGTGGGGCATAGCTCGGGTTCGTGCAGAAGCTTCAGTGCAGTAACGCGGCGGTTACCTTCAAGCACCATGTAGTGGCCTTTCTTCTTGCCGTTAAGCGGCATGACCATGGTGCGCTCAAGGGGCGAAATGCCGTGTTTGGCAATATGCTGGGCAAGGTGGTAGACCTTGTCGCCAATGCTGTTCATCATCCAGCGGACGATCTCTTTCTGGTCTTCTATAACATCATGACGCGGATTCTCGCTGTCAAGCAGAAGCGTATTGAGCGACAGGGTGTCAAATTGTGCCATATAAACAATGTCCTTCTGTTATGGTTGCTGCGTATTATCCCCATTCCCGATGGGTATATATATGACTGTGGACATAACAAACCAATCCATGTTCTTCGCCTCGCCTGCCATGGCGCCCGGTATGCAAACGAGGCTAAGCTCGCGTGCCTCGGTCATCTGTCAGGAGGCCGAGTACTTCCCCGGCTCTTCTCGTATTCGTTCATCATTGGTGGTCGACTTGTTGTGCCCGGCAACGTATTCGGCTTGGGTCTCCAGTACGCGCCTGCCACTGTCATCGGCCTCGATGTAGGTGTGATAGAGCTGACTAAATTTTCCGCTTCTGATCACGTCTGGGGCGAAGTCAGGCATTTGCATTTGCCATAGCTCAAATCCTAGCGCTTTGGCAATTCGCTCTGCCTTGTCCATAGACGGCACGGACTCCCTGTGCCTGTACATACCAATAAGTCTGTCAGAGACCCCAGACTTCTGGGCGAGCTTTCGATTACTCCAGTCACCAGTGGTGAGGAGCTGCTCTAAGTTTGTCAGAAAGTTGTCAAGCGATGATGGCATGCGAGTAATGCTACACCCTTCAATAAAAATAATGCTTCGAGGTGCGAAGCATACTTCTTGACTTGAATGCGAAGCATCCTTCATACTGAGTGCCATGAGTACTCTCCTAGAAAAAACACTGGAACTGGCGCGGAGCAGCAAGGTGCCTGTCACGCAGACATGCCGGGCCGCCAAGTTGACCACGCGCTGGTACTACAAACTGCTCTCAGGGGAGATACCAGACCCCGGCGTCCGTCGTATCCAGCGACTGCACGACTATCTAGCCCTGCGCGCAGGTCAACAAAAGGGTGAGGCAGCATGACCTTACCCACACCACGCCTTCAATGGCGCCGTTTTCAGAGCACGCCTGCCCGCTGTTTCCCCGTCACTCCTTACGGTGTTTGGGCAGGCGTCTTTTTTATTCAGCCTAGTGACTGCCAGAGGTGTTAACCATGTCACACACAGGACAAAAACCCGAGCACCTGCTCATTCGTGACTACATCACCGGCCTGCAGGATCAGAAGAAGATCACCCGCGAGGCGTTGCGTGATGCTTTCGTCCCCGCCTATCTGGACATGGTCCCCCCGGGTGATGATGCGCCGCACTTTGAGGCGGTACACCGCCATGACACCGTGACGGTGATGCGCCGCAAGGAGGATGCGAACACCAAGAAGCTCTGGCGCGCCATCGATGGCACCACCTTCTTTCCGCTGGCGTTCAAGGCGCCGCTTATTGTTGCCCTGGATGCACTGGGAAATCGGCTTGGGTACGACTTGCAGGCGCTCCTGCTGCACAACGCGGGGCTGGCTCACATCCCCATCGACACCAGCGGCAAGGCGCCTGCTATCTATGCCGAGCTGCTCAAGGAGTTTGCAGAGCTTAATACGGCGGTGGTGGATGACATGGCCGATGACAACATCCTCAATAGCAAGAACACGCGCGAACAGCTTCTCGACAGCATGGATAAACATCTGGCGCTATTGCGAGAACTCGACAGGAATTGTGAGTCATGAGCGGCTTCGATATGCAGCGCCTGCCGTTCCTGTTGCTCTGTGCTGCCGAGCTCATCGATGCCAATGCGCGGTCACTGAAAGAGGCGCACACCACTGCTGATGGTGACTGGGGTGGTGAGTCCGAGGCACTGGAATATTACGAGAGTGAGATGATTATTGCTGCCGACCTGAGGGCGGCTGAGAAGGAGCTGACGCGCCCTCTGGCTCTAGTGCGCGAGGTGAATATCCGTGGGTGATGCAGAACGCGCAATGGATGTAGAGCTGCAGCAGCGTGAGCAGGCTATCGAGAAAGAGCGAACAGTTCCCCGGCATCTGGTTGGCCCCGTTGGTTGCGTGCGGTGCGGCAAGGTAAATGACCGGCGCAACCAGGGATTTGCGGTGTGCCGCTCTTGCATGGCGGAGGTACGGCCATGATTCATTTCCCCGCTCCCCTGATTAATTCGTTTCGCGCAGTGGCGCGGACAGTTCACGACATCGTTCACACGACTGCACCACGCATGCATCAACTACCAGCACGGCGGGTCCTCCCCACAACTCCCCTATGCGGGTGCGGAACAGCGCGGTATTTGGCTAGGGTAGGGCTCGGCGGCATAGTGAACTCGGCAGGTTTGCAGTGGGGTGGTCTGACTGCATGAGCTGGGAGAACTATGATGACGTGCTCGGCCAGCTACAGAACGCTGGCCTTCTCATTGATGCGATTGAGATCAATACGCACAAGCCTAAGCGCTGCCGTGTTGAGGGATTGGATAAGGAGAGCCGTGGTTGGTATTGGCTGACCGACCACGACTTCACCGACAAGGACGGCAGCCGTCGCACCTTTATCGTCGGGTCGTTCGGGGTCTACCAGGGCAATGACAACGGCAAGCAAAAGGTTGAACTCGACCTGAAAGGCAGCGGCGTTACCATGAGCAGTGCCGAGCGCACCGCCATCAATGAACGCCACAAGGAGAATGCCCGCCGGGCGAAGGCGGAGCGCGATGCAGAATCGCGCCGCGCCGCCGCAAAGGCCGGGCGAGCCTGGTCGACCTACCTGCCGACTGGCAGCTCTGACTACCTGGAGCGCAAGGGTGTGCAGGCCCACGGCGTGCGCTTCTCACCAGCCGGGAACGGCACCTTTGCCGTGCCGATGATGGATACAGCCGGCTCGGTTCATGGTTTGCAGGTCATTCGCGGCAAGAATCGCGGCAAGAAACTGGAGAAACAATACTGGCCTAAGGGTTTGAGCAAGGTCGGCCACTTCCACCTGATGGGCATGGTGAGCGGCGTGGTGCTGGTGGGGGAGGGGTACGCCACCTGCGCCACCGCCCACGAGGCGACCGGTCTGCCGGTGGCAGTGGCCTTCGACGCCAACAACCTGATGCCCGTCGCGCAGCAGCTGCGCAAAGCCTACCCGAGGGCGCGCATCCTGCTGCTGGCCGATGATGACTACATGCAGAAGTGCCGCGAGTGCGGCGAGACCACCGCCGTGAATATACCCGCCTGTAGCCACTGCGGCGAGCCGCACCGGCAGGAGAACCCCGGCATCAAGGCTGCCAGTACCGCCGCGCTGGCGGTGAGTGGTGCCTGGGTGGCGCCCGTGTTTCCCGAGGAACGTAGCGGGGCCAAACTCACCGACTTTAACGACCTCTATCTATTCCCGTGCGGTGGCCTGGCCTCCGTTCGGGTACAGCTTGAGGAGGCAATCTCCAAGGCCGGGTGGGGCAACGCCGTGTCGACTCCCCCGGCGGGGAATCCTACTCAGGGGGAGGGGGAGAGCCGCCGCCGTGCAGTCTCGGTGATGCCTCTAGCTGATGCGGTGGAGCGCTTCGTGCCGCTGGATGATGGCACCGGAAAATATCTCTTCGATTTGTGGACAAAGAAGATCGCACACAAAGACCAGATGGCCGCCGTGCTCAACGCGGGCGTCCGCTGGGATGATGTGAAGCGCCACCCGACGTGGATCTCACGCGGTGCCTATTACCTCGACCAGGTCGGTTTCGACCCAACGGAAAAAGACGATGGTGTCCTGCTAAACACCTGGCAGGGCTGGCCGCTCAAGCCAAAGCGGGGCGAGTGCCAGAACATCCTCGACCTGCTGCTTTACCTCTGCTCGGGTGAGCAGAACGGCGATGAGGTCTATCACTGGCTGCTCAGATGGATGGCCTACCCGCTGCAGAATCCGGGCGCCAAGATGAGCAGTGCGGTGATCATGCACGGCCCTCAGGGCACCGGCAAAAGCGCCGTGTTCCAGACGCTGGCGAAAATCTACGGCGACTACTCAACCGTGCTCAACCAGCGCGGCCTGGAAGACAAATTCAACAGCGACTGGGCCGACTCTAAACTATTTATCCTGGCTGAAGAAGTGGTCACTCGTGCCGAGATGTGGCACATAAAAAACGAGCTCAAGGAACTGGTCACAGGCGACTGGATACGGGTCAACCCGAAAAACGTGGCCGCCTACCGCCAGCGCAATCAGGTCAACATCGTCTACCTGTCGAACGAAGGGCAGCCGCTGCCCATCGAAAACGACGACCGCCGCCACCTGGTGGTGTGGACGCCACAGATGCTGGGTGAGGAGTTCTACGATGAGGTGTGGCTGGAGATAGAGAACGGCGGCGTAGAGGCGCTATACCACTACCTTCTCAATCTCGACATCAGCGGTTTCCACCCGAAGAAGCGCCCGCCGATGACCTCGGCAAAACAGGCGCTGATACAGCTCAGCAAACCGAGCGAAGACCGGTTCATCCAGGAGCTGCTCGACGGCGATCTAACCTGGCCAATCAGGCCCTGTGCCAATCAGCACATCTACACAGCCTACCTGCGATGGTGCAGAGAGAACGGCGTGCGCAACCCGCGCGAGAGCAATCAATTCATCGGCCACGTAAACCGCCTGCCTGGCTGGACGGCCGGCCCCATGCACATTTATGAGAGCTATCACTACACAGGCAGCACGCGTCGCCAGCGCATGGTGATACCGCCACCCGAGGCGCTCACCGCCGCAGGCACTGCCATTAAAGAAGGTCAGACAAAATCACAGTGGCTCACCGACGCCTACCTCGAATGGCACAACAAACTGGAGGAGTCCGCCTGATGTTGACACACCTGTCACACCCGTTGACACACGCAACAAACCGCGCAAACCCGCGCCGCGTCTGCCATGCACACTTGTCACGCCTGACACACCTCCCGCGCACACATGCGCGTAAAAATAAAAACGCCTTATCGCGCACACATTTTTACGCGCACGGGTTTTTTATGTGTGACAAGTGTAGCAAGTGTAGCAAGTTAATAAATTCAAAAAGTTACAAAAGAAAATGGTGTGACAAAGGGCGTGACAAGGGTGTGACAAGCCAGCAACTGGAGAAAACCACCGCATGCACCACCTGGATAAGAGCATCATGAGCGAAACCCTCACCCGCGCCGCCTTCGCCCGCCACCTCGGGCGCTCTAAGTCGTATATCACCAAGCTGGGGAGTGAGGGGAGGCTGGTGCTCACCGATGACGGCAAGCGCGTCAAGGTAGCCGAGAGCATTGCCCTCATCGAGGCTACCGCCGGCCAGCGCGATGATGTGGCCGCCCGCCACGCCGAAGAGCGTACCACCACCCCAGAGCAGCACGTAGACCCGAGCATGGAGCAGGCCAAGCGCCTCAAGGCGGTGAGCGAGGCCCGCCGCATGGCCGCCTCGGCCGACAAGGAGGAGATGGAGCGCGACAAACTCGCCGGCAGTCTCATCGCCCGTGAGGATGTCGATTTCGTGCTTAACGACTTCGGCGCCACCCTCACCACGCACCTGGAAAACCTCGCCGACCAGCTCGCCCCGGTGATCTACCCACTCACCAACCTCGAAGAGACCCACGCCGCCATCGCCGAGGCCGTGCTGCATCTGCAGCAGTCGCTGGCAGAGACCATGCGCCGCCGCGTCGCCAGCATGGGAGGCAGCAATGCTTAACAACCTGCTGCCACCCGCACCGCCGCGCCGCTCGCGCGTCGCCCTGCCGCGTGGCGCGGTAGAGTGCCTGGCCACCCTGGCGCGCGCCATCAAGCCGCGCGACCGCCTCACCGTCTCCGAGTGGGCCGACAAGTACCGCTGGCTCTCCTCCAAACAGAGCGGTGAGCAGGGGCGTTGGAGTACCGCCCGCAACCCCGTGCTGCGCGAGATCATGGACAGCCTCTCGGTACAGTCCCCGGTGCGCGAAGTGGTGGTGATTAAATCTTCACAGGTCGGCGTCACCGAGGCCACTGTCAACTGGCTTGGCTACACCCTCGACCACGCACCATCGCCCTCCATGGTGCTCATGCCCACGCTCGAATCGCGCGACACATGGAAGTTGCAGAAGCTCAACCCGCTCATCATGGAGACCGAGCGCGTGCGCGCCATCCTCGGCGGGCGCCGCTCGCGTGACAGCGCCAACCGTCAGGACGCCATCGACTTCCCCGGCGGCATCCTGTTCCTCGCCGGCGGCAACTCGCCCAACAGCTACGCGCAGAAGTCGGTGCGCAACCTCGTGCTCGATGACCTCGACCGCTTCCCCTCCGAGGTAGGCGAGGAGGGCGACCCGGTCGCCCTGGCCCGTGGACGCCTCAAGGCCTTCGAGCGCAGCAAGCTGCTGCTCATCTCTACCCCCACCGTCAAGGGAGGCAGCCTGATAGAGCGTGAATACGAGCAGAGCGACCAGCGCGAATACCACGTACCGTGCCCCGCCTGCGGCGAGGCACAGGCCCTCAAGTGGAGCAACCTGCGCTGGGCGGAGCAGGTCACCGGCGTCTGGTACGAGTGCGAACACTGTGGCCACCACATCAAAGAGCACCAAAAACCAAGAATGCTTGCCGCCGGCAACTGGATACCGCGCCGCCCCGGCGTCAAGCGCCGCGGCTACCACATCAGCGCCCTCTACGCCCCCATCGGCCTCGGCCCCTCCTGGCAGGATCTCGCCCTGGAGTGGCGAGAGGCACAAGGCGACCAGGCCCTGCTCAAAACCTTCATCAACACCAACCTCGGTGAGCCGTGGGAAGACCAGACCACCTCACTCAAACCTCACGAACTGGCCAAGCGGGCCGAGGCCGTACCGCCGCGCACCATCCCCGTCGGCTGCCTCGCCCTCACCGTCGGCGTCGACACACAGGACGACTGGCTCGCCATCAAGGTGCTCGGTTGGGGCGCTCACCACGCCTGGGTCATCGAGTACCACGAGCTGCAGGGCGACACCTCTCGCCCCGAGATCTGGAACGAACTGGAGGCCTACCTCCACACCTGGCCGGTCAACGCCTTCGGCCACACCCTGCGCTACCGCGCCGCCGGTATCGACTCACGCGGCCACCGCTCCGAGCAGGTGCGCCAGTTCGTCAGCCGCACCAGCCTGCGCCTACCGTGCTTCGCCATCCAGGGCGCCACCAACCGCATGAATCGCCCCATCGCCGCCCAGCCCAGCCACATCGACAAGGGCCGGCGCGGGCGCGTGTTGCGCGGCGGCTACGGTGTGTGGAACGTCGGCACCGAGCACTGTAAAGATTTCATCTTCTCGCGCCTCGCCTCCGACACCGGCCACGCACCGGACGATCGCTACTTCCGCTTCTGTCAGGACCTGCCAGACACCTACTACGACGGCCTGCTCTCCGAATACTTCGACCCCGAGAAACGCCGCTACGTGCAAAAGAAAGGCGCCCGCTGGAAGCGCAACGAACCGCTCGACACCCTCACCTATGCCTGGGCCATCGGTCACCACCGCGAGGTCAACCTCGGGCGCCTGCGCAGCGGCCGCGTAGACCCGCACTACTGGAACCGCCTGGAGAAAATACTGGAGAGCGAAAAGCCCGACCGCAAAGAGCCTGCCGAGCCCGAGGCGCAGCACGAACAGGAAACCACAACACCACCACCCACCACCAGCACCCGGCGCAAACGCACAGGCAAGCGCAAGGTCTGGGACAACTTCTAGGAGCAAACAATGATAGAACCGGGAAGAATAGCCGCAGGCGACTCACTCAGCTGGACCCGCAGCCTCACCGACTACAAGGCTGGCGACGGCTGGACGCTGCACTACGCCCTGCTCAATGCCGCCGGAGCCTACACAATCGACAGCACCGCCGATGGCGACAACCACGCCGTGAGCGTCACCAGCGCCACCACCACCGCCTGGGCCGCCGGCCGTTATGACTGGACCGCCTACGTCACCCACACCGATGGCCGTCGCAAATCGCTGTTCACCGGCGTCATCATCATCACGCCCGACCTCACCAGCGGTACACCCTACGACGGCCGCAGCCACGCCCGCAAAATGCTAGACGCCATTGAGGCCGCCATCGAGAACCGCGCCACCGCCGACGAGCTCGACCTGCTCAAAGGCCAGTTCGGCCCGCGCGCCATCGAACGCAACAGCGCCGAGCTCATCGTGCATCGCGACAAGTACAGGCGCGAGGTGAACAACGAGGAGCGCGCCGCTGCCCTGGCGCGTGGCGAGAAGTCGCCGCGCAATATCAAGATCCGCTTCAGGTAGGGAGGGCGAATCATGCCTGCAGCAGGCGTTGTTTCACTGGGTAAGGGCGAGGTGATGATGCACCTCGCCCTGGCGGGGCTTAATCGCCGGGCCGCTGCCAATGATGCCGGCGTGTCAGAGAGTACCTTTCTGCGCGCCATGCGGCGTTGGCGCATTAAGGCGCCGCGGTGCAACGCCAAGCTCACCGCCGAGAAGGTGCGAAGCGTGCGTGCGCTTCTTGAGAAACACACGCAGCCCGAAGTGGCGGCGATGATGCAGGTACACCCGCTAACGATCGGCATGATCGCCAGGTACCAGACATGGTACTGGGTGAGGTAACGAACCATCTTGTTGGGGTCAACAAAATGGTTAACGCCACGCTTCACGTTCCGGATGGGAGCGCGAAGCGCGGACAGGAGGTAACGTGAAAGCGATTGTTCGATTTCTCTTCGGCTACGGCGTGCCGAAACCGCCGTGCATTCCTCCCGGCGCTACCCGCTGGCGGTGGGACATCCTCGACCAGATATGGGTGCCGACCGGCGAACCTGATTTCAGCAAATCGAACAGTGATTAGCCTGAATTAATTCAACGATCTGTTTATTGGTGCTGGCAATGTTGAAATGATTGGCATTGCCACTGTCCCACCCCTGACATTGACATATATATAACTGTCAAACGCCAGCCACACACTGCGGCGCATGAGCTGGCTTTCGAAATTCAAACGCACGGAAGAATCACCGGCGCAGGCGGTACCATCAGTCCGCCCGCGCTGGCAGCCGTTTCGCCTCGCTCGTGCCTGGAAGGCGGCGAAGCAGGATCGCCTCACTGCCGACTGGCTGAGCAACGGCGGCGACATCAATCAGGAACTCAAAAGCCAGCTCTCTATCATTCGCATGCGCGCCCGCGAGCAGGAGCAAAACAGCAACCTGGCGCGCTCATTCCTCTCTCTGGTTGAGACTCACGTAGTCGGCCCCGACGGCTTCACCCTGCAGGTGCAGGGAAAGCTGCGCGGCGACAAGGCCGATACCGCCGGCAACCGTCGGGTAGAGCGCGAGTACCGTGCCTGGTCACGTCGTGGTGTGTGCGAGGTTACCGGCCGCTACTCGCGCCACGCTGCCGAGCGCGTCTCGGTGCGCACCACGGCCAGAGATGGCGAGTGCCTCATCCGCCTGCATGACGTGCAACCCTCACACCGCAATCCCTGGGGCTTTGTGATAGAGCTGCTCGACCCGGCGCGGCTGGATCATATGCTCAACACCGATCTCAAAAACGGCAACCGTGTGCGCATGGGTATCGAGCTCAACCCCGCGGGCCGTGCTGTGGCCTACTGGCTGAAGACAGGCGAGCGCCGTGGCTGGGTATATATCCGCGATGAGCATGAGCGCGTCCCGGCAGACGACATCATCCACTGGTTCGAGGCCGATCGGCCCGAGCAACTGCGCGGCGTCAGCTGGCTGGCCAGCGCCATGCTCAACATCCACCAGCTCTCGCAGTACATCGAAACCGCCATCGTCGCCGCCCGCTACGGCGCCAGCAAGATGGGCTGGGTGGTCGATAAAGAGGGCAACGGCCATGCCATGGATGAGGCCGATGAGGTCGATGACAGCGGCGACCTGATTGAGGAAATTGAGGCCGGCACCATCGGCCACCTGAGTGGCGACAAAACCTTCATCGGCTTCGACCCGAAGTACCCGCATGAAAACTTCGAACCCTTCACCAAGACCCTGAAAAAGGACATGGCGATGGGTATCGGCGCCTCTTATCACGGCCTTACCGGCGACCTTACCGATGTCAATTTCTCCAGCATTCGCAGCGGCACGCTCGAAGAGCGCGAGCGGTGGAAGGTCAAGCAGGATTCATTCTCTGGCACCGTGTGCGAGCGCATCTACCTGCGCTGGCTAGATAACGCCGTGTTCCATGGTCGCCTGGGCCGTGTTGTTTCTCAAGAAGAACTCATAGACCGCTACAGCGAGCACCGCCACCAGGGCCGCCGCTGGGAGTGGGTCGATCCCTTCAAGGACATTAAGGCCGTCATCGAGGCCATAAACGCCCGCCTGCTTTCTCCGCAGATGGCCGCCGCACAGCTGGGTCGTGATGTGGAGGATGTGCTACAGCAGATCGCCGAGTTCGAGGCGATGGCAAAAGAGAAAGGGGTTTCATTGGCCGCGCCGAAGCAAGCCGCCGAGGCAGCACCGGCAAAGCCACAAGAAGAGGAGGCAGACGATGCCGACGCAAACGCGAAAGATTAAATGCGACAAGCCACTGCAGCGGTCGTTCGTGCTCAACCGTGAGTCGGTCAATCAGGATGAGCGCACCGTCGAGCTGAGCTTCTCCAGTGAGACACGCGACGTGGAACGCTGGTTCGGTATCGAGATACTCGACCACAACCCGAAGAGCGTGCGACTGGATCGTATGCGCGCCAATGGGCCGCTGCTCTTTAATCATGACTGGGACATCCATCTGGGTGCCGTCAACGATATCCGCATCGAGCAGAAAAAAGGCAAGGCGGTGGTGCGCTTCGGCAACTCGGATGTTGCATCTGAAAAATTCCGCGATGTGCAGGATGGCATTCTCACCGCTGTCTCGTTTGCGTACCGCGTTCACAAATTGGTTCTTGAGGAGGAGGTCGATGGTGGTCCTAACATCTACCGCGCCACCGACTGGGAACCTCTCGAAATCAGCCTGGTTACCGTACCGGCTGATATCTCCGTAGGTGTCGGCCGATCGGCCGGTGAATCGTTTGAAATTGAAATAGAGGATAGAACCATGCCTAAGCTTGACGAAAACGGCGCGCCGGTTGATGAAAACCGTGGCGCCCCTGCCAAACCGCAACCGGTCGTTGCTGACCGCGCTGCCATCGAAAACGAAGTGCGTGCCGCCGAGCAGAAGCGCGTTGCCGACCTGCTCGATATGGGCAAGCGTCACGCTACGCTGGGCGGCGAAGAGCTGGCCCGCGAGGCAATCGCCAAGGGTCACACGCTCGACCAGATGCGCGCCGCCATCCTGGCACGCCTGCCGTCGGCGGATGATGTCGGCACCCGTGGCACCCCGCCTGCTGACACCCGCCTCGACCTCTCCGCCAACGACCTGCGCAACTACAGCCTGATGCGTGCCATCAGCGCCGTGGTGGCAGCACGCAACGGCGACAGCAAGGCGATGGCGGCCGCCGCCTTCGAGATGGAGTGCTCCCGCGAACTGGGTGAGCGCATGGACCGTGAGGCGCGCGGCTTCTTCGTCCCGCTCGACGTCGTCACCCGCGGAATGAATGCCACCGCTAATGCCGACTTCATCGGCACCCAGCACATGGGCGACATGTTCATCGACACCCTGCGCCCGCGCTCGGTGGTGATGCAGCTCGGGGCCACCGTGATGGACGGCCTGGATGGCAACCTCGAATTGCCCAAGGCCCTCAGCAACCCGATCTTTACCTGGGTGGGTGATGATGAGGATGCTGGTCTCACCAACATGGACACCGGCCTCATCAAAATGGCACCCAAGACCCTGGCCGGTGGCGTGCCCATGTCGCGCCGCCTGCTCAAGCAGAGCAGCCCGAGTGTTGAGCGTGTGGTGCACAACGCCCTGCTCAAGGGTGCGGCGCTGGGTATCGACTACGGCATCCTTGCCGGCACCGGTACCAACAACCAGCCGTTGGGTGTTTTTAACATGGCTGGCGTCAACACGCAGTCGGTCTCCAGTGCCGGCGCGCCCACCTGGGCTGAGCTGGTCGGGTTCGAGACCGCCGTCGCCGCCGACAACGCGCTGGAGGGCAAGCTGGCCTACGTCACCACCTCCGGCGTGCGCGGCAACCTCAAGACCACCAAGAAGGACGCCGGCAGCGGCATCTTCCTAATGGACGGCGAGAATGCCAACGGTCACCCGGTGGCGGTCTCCAACCAGCTGGCCGCCAACAAGATCGCCTTCGGTAACTGGGAAGACGTGATGGTCGGCCTCTGGGGTGTCATCGACGTCAATCCTGATCTCGCCACCAAGGCCGGCAGCGGTGGCCTCATCCTGCGCGTGTTTCAGGATGCCGACGTTGCCATCGGCCACGCCGAGAGCTTCTGCATCAACTCATAAGGCAGACAGGCCCGGCAGTAGCCGGGCTATGTAAGGAGGAATCACCATGTCACAGAAAATGTCACGCGCCATTTTTATCACCATCAGTACGGCCATCGCAGGCCTGGCTGTGAAAGAAGGCACCGTCCTACTGGTGCCCGAAGACATCGGCGAAGACGCCGCCCGTTCACTTATGCGCATGGCGCGCCCGCGTGCCGAGGCTGCCAGCGAAGAGCAGGCACGCAAGCGGCAGGCTGAGTTCAACAAGACCAAGACCGAGCGCGAAGCCAATGAGAAGGCAAAGCGCGAAGAGGCCGCCGCTGCTGCTGCCGCCGAGGCCGACGCCCTGGCTGAACTGCAGCAGGAAGCCGAGGAGAAGGCAGCGGATATCGTTACCGCTGCTGAGGAGGAGGCGAAGAAGATCATCGCTGACGCCAACACCAAGGCCGAGGAGATCGCCAAAGCCGCCGAGGCTAAAGCTAAAGGCAAGTAACCGGGAAGGCGCACCATTCGAGTGTGCTGGCACACCCTAACTAATCAGGAGCAAGACCATGCGAGCTAAAAATATCATCCCCACTTCCATCCTTGGCGCGGCGGCCATCACGGCCACCGCCAACGGTACCGGTGTCGATATCAGCGCCTTCGAGGGCGACGTCAAGTTCACCCTCGACAGCTCTGCCGGTGGCGGTGCCGACCACACCCTCGACGTCACCCTGGAACACAGTGACGACAACAGCACCTTTGTCGCCATTACCGGTGGTGCCTTCACACAGGTCACCAACGCGGCGGCCGCTTATGAGTCCATCATCCTCAACGGTGACGGCCTCAAAAAGTACGTGCGTGGTGTGGATACCGTAGCAGGTACCACCCCCACCTTCAGTCGTGCGCTCAGCATGACTGGCGAGAAGAAGTACAGCTAGGAGCAACACTCCATGGACTTCGGACAAACCTTTGCCCGCGCTGATAAGTCGCTGCTTTCCCTGCTGGGTGACGGCGCCACGCTGGATATTTCCGGCGATGGCGTCACGGTGGTGCCGGTCAAAGGGGAGTTCGCTGCTCCATGGATTCAACCGCGTATTGGCTCACTGCGCACCGAGATTATCGAGCCGCAATTCACGGTAGATCAGAGCGTTGACCTGAGCGCGGTGGTGGAAGATGTCACCACGCTCACGGTGAAGGCTTCGGTATATGAAGTGGTAGACCTGCAACCTGACGGTACCGGCCTCACAGTGCTGGTGTTGCGGCCAAAAAGTTAAGGAGAGCGTGATGGGAATGTTCGGCTGGTTTAACGCAGGGCCTGACGCCGCTGGCAAGGTGTTGGATGCTGGCATCAAGGGCCTCGACGCCATGGTGTTCACGGATGAGGAACGCGCCGAGCTTAATCGTAAACTTGGCGAAAACTGGGTGGAGCTGCAAAAGGTTCTGGGCAGTGAGTCCACGACGCGCAGTGTCACCCGCCGCGTCATCGCCTTCGCCGTCATCTTCCCGTTTGTCGGCCTCATCCTGGCTGCGGTGGTGGCCTATAAATTCGACCCGGCGTTCAGCCAGTTCATCATCGATGTGGCCGACGGCAAGTTCGGCTGGCTGGTGGTGGGCGTGGGTGGTTTCTACTTTGGCCCCCACATGCTGGGGCGCATGAAAGGGGCGAAAGAATAATGCCTCCCGCAGAAGTTGATTCCATAAAGCAAGACCTTGCCGACGTTAAGCGCGAGGTGCGCGACTCTCTCAACGGTATGCGCTCCGACGTGAAGGAGCTGGCAAAGGCGCTACACGAACTCATCCGCCTGGATGGCGACCTTGGCCGCGTGGCCGACCTTACCAACCGCATCGGCAAGCAGGTGGATGAAATCGCCGCCATGTGGCGGTCAGAAAAAGCGGAGATCGATCGCCGCCTGCGGCTGTTGGAAACCGCACAGGCACTCAATACGCAAAGTGCCAGCCTGTTCGACTGGCTGGTGCGGAACGCACTCACCATCATGGTCAGCGGTGTCATCGGTGCCGCCGTTGTGATGAAGGTGACCTGATGAGCAGCAGAGGCATGCCTGGCATGAAGCTGAATATCAGCGGTGTCGGCAAGGATGAATTTGCGCATCTCACACGCTTCTTCGGTCTCACCGAGAAGCGGGTGCAGTTGGCCTACCGTCGCGCGGTAGACAAGACCATGACATGGCTGAAAAAGGAAGCGTCAAAAGATATAAGCGGCTCAACCGGTCTGCCCATGAAGGTGCTGCGTAAAAGAATGCTGGCCTATCGCACATCCAGAACGCTGATGCGCGGCAAGGTGTTCTTTGGCCTGCGTGCTATTGATGCCGATTATCTGGGTGGGGGCCGCCAGCTCAAGGCGGGCGTAAAGGTAGGAAAGCACATGTTCACTGGTGCCTTCAAGGCATCTATCTATTCGTCACGCCAGAAGATATGGATTCGCAAAAGCTCCAAGCATTTCGATCCAGACATGTACCCGCACCGCAGTGGTCGTAGCGGCACAGACTACAGCACCGACACGCATGGCCGCTTCCCGGTAGTCAAGGTGCGGGTCGAGATCGAAGAAGCCGAAGACATCTTTGTGCAGTGGGTTGCTAAGGCTGAGTCGTACCTGGCACGCCTTGTCAATAAAGAACTCAACATCGAGATAAAGCGAGCCGCCGCACATGCTTGACGCCATCCACGCCGCCATCATCGCCCGCCTCAGTGCCGACATCACCGGCCTGCAAACCTGCGCTGCTTATCCAAAGCTGCAGCGCAAGGTGAGCATCCCCGCCGTTTTGCTGGAGCTTGATGGTCTGGAAGAAGATGACTTTGGTGACGGCACCGCCGACTTTACGGCGCGCTTCACCGCTTACTGCATTATCAGCCCGAATGACACCGACGCCGACATGAGCGTGCGCAACCTCGCCGCCACCGTGGCGGTGCGTGTTTCTCAAGAAGCCGATTTTAATGTTGATGCCGTACAGCGCAGTGCTGAGATCCTGCGCGTAGGGGAAGACAGCTTCAAGCCCGAGCTCGACAGCTACCTGGTATGGGCGGTGGAGTTCCAGCTCGGCATCACCCTGGGCGAAACGGTGTGGAGTGCCACACCGGCCACGGGTGTGAGTGTGGCCACCATTACTGTGGGCAGCCTCAACAATGTCGGCATCGCACACAGCATGGCGGCGGGCGGCGATGAGCCTGCCGCTGATGATTTAGTTCCACTACCTGAAACACCGAAGGGGTAAGCAATGAGTAAGATCTACATCAAGCCGGCAACGCCCGGCAGCAAGGTGCACCTGGAGGGCAAGGCGCGTGAGTTCCTTCCCGAAGAGGGTGCGGAAGTGGAGCGCTCAGTCTACTGGGTGCGCCGTATCAATGACGGCAGCGTGGTCGAGGGCAAGCGCCCGGCCAAGCCCGCCACCAGCAAGGAGTAATTGAGCATGCCTGTCCCATTCAACAGCATCCCCGCCGCGCTGCGTCTGCCCGGTATCTATGTCGAGTTCGACAACTCGCTGGCCAACAACGCCGATCCCTCATTCAAGATCCTGGTCATCGGTCAGCGCCTCTCTGCCGGTACGGTGGCCGAGGGTGTACCCACACGCATCACCTCACCGGCACAGGCCGAAGAGTACTTCGGTCGTGGCTCCATGCTGGCAGAGCAGCTCATCGCGCTGCTCGCTGCCAATCAGTGGATGAACATCACCGCCATTGCGCTGGATGAGGCCGCTGCCGGTGCGGTAGCCACTGGCACCATCACCATCACCGGCACGGCCACCAGCACCGGTACCCTGGCGCTCTACATCGCAGGCAAGCAGGTCAACGTCGGCGTTACTGTGGCCGATACCGCCACCGTGATTGGTGACGCCATTGCCGCCGCTGTTGCAGCCGATACCACGCTGCCGGTCACTGCCGCCAACGTTGCCGGCGTTGTCACCTTCACCGCCAAGTGGAAGGGCGAGACCGGCAACGGCATCGATGTACGCCTGGGCTACTACGGCGAGCAGCTGCCCAAGGGTATCGCGGCCGCCATTGTGGCCATGTCCGGTGGCACCACCAACCCTGACCTGGCCGTTGCCATCGCGGCTATGGCTGATGAGTGGTACAACTGGATCGCCTGCCCGTTTACCGATGCCGCCAATCTGGTGAAGCTGGAGACGGAACTCGACAGCCGCTGGGGGCCTACCCGTCAGATTGGCGCTCGCGCCTTCACCGCGTTCCGTGGCAACCATGCCGACACCGTCACCCACGGCGACAGCCGCAACAATCCGCATGTCACCTGCATGGGCACCAACCTCGCACCGCAGCCGCCGTACATCTGGGCCGCTGTGAATACGGTGGTGGCGGCCGCTGCGCTAGCCATCGACCCGGCCCGCCCGCTGCAAACCCTCAAACTGCCCAACATCATGGCACCGGCCATCGAGCTGCGCTGGACGGATGCCGAGCGTAACCTGCTGCTGTTCGATGGCGTTGCCTCCTACAAGGTCGGCAGCGATGGCAGCGTGATGATCGAGCGACAGATCACTATGTACCAGGTGAACGCCGCCGACATTGCCGACGATTCCTATCTCGACATCAACGTGCCCGAGACGCTGGAGCGCATCCGCTTCGAGCAACGCAAAATGTTCAGCTCCAAGTACCCGCGTCACAAGCTCGCCGAAGACGATGCCAAGTTCGGTGCCGGTCAGGCCATCATGCAGCCCAAGCTCGCCAAGGCCGAGCTGCTCGCCCTGTACGCCGTCTTGGAGTTCAAGGGCTGGGTGCAGGACTACGCCGGCTACAAAACCGCGCTGGTCTGTGAGATTGGCGACGGCATCGGCGGCGGTGATCGCAATCGCCTCAATGTGCAGGACTCGCCCAAGCTGGTCGGCCAGTACCGCGTCCACGCTCAACAGACACAGTTCCGTAAATGACACACACGTCCTCCCTCAGTGAGGGAGGGCAGGGTGCAGGAATTAACCAGGAGATATTTCGATGAGCAGAAAATTTACCGGCCGCGCCACCATCGTTGTAGACGGCAAGCGCCTTAAAGCCGACAGCGGCGCCACCCTTAATGTCGGCGGCTCCAATCGCACCGCCGTGATGGGTGGTGGTGAGGTACATGGCTACCGCGAAGAGGACGTGGTGCCCTCCATGGAGTGCACGGTCAACCACAACAAGGACCTCTCGCTGCGCGAGCTCTCCGACATCACCGGCGCCACCGTGCTGTTCGAGACCGACAGCGGCGCGCAGTTCGTACTGCGCGAGGCCTGGACCACCGAGCCCGCCTCCCTCAACAGCAAAGACGGCACCGTCTCGCTGAAGATGGAAGCCATCGCCTGCGACGAGGTGTAACGGTATGGCTCAGGTGCAGTTTGATTTAACTCACGGCCTGAAAATCGGCGAGTCCACGCACAAGAGCGTGGTGCTCGTTGAGCCTACGGTTGCCGATCTGCTGGAGTGCGGCGAACAGAGTGAGCGGGCGGTGATGACGTCACAAGGCCCGGCGCTGGTGAGCAGCCCCACCGTCATGGGTGCGCTGATGTTATGTCGGCAGATTAAAAGCGTCGGCGGCCTTGAGGTGCCGTTCGATCTGTCGCTGCTCAAGAAGCTCCACCCCGATGACATGCTGTTGCTGCAACTCAAGGCCGAAGAGATGGAGCGCGCCGCGCACAAGGCGCTGGAGGCGCTCACCGCTCGGGGGCGAGCTGAAGGCGACGGCGCAGGAGATTGAACGCACCGTCGTTGCGCTGGTAATGCGTTGCGGCTTTCATGAGCGCGACGTGCATCATAAAACACTCAGCCAGCTGTTCCGGCAGCTGGCCTACATCAGAGAGATGAGACCGTAAATGTCACGCGACATAAAGCAGGCAGTCACAGTAGACCTGGCCGGTAATCTGCCGCAGCAGTCCAGGGTCTATGAGAAGGCGCTGGAGCGCATGGGGCAGCGTGGCGCACAGCACCTTAGCGGCATGGCGCGCATGTCGCAAATAGCTGGTCGCGGGCTCGACAAACTCGGTAACCGTTACACCGGTTTAATCTCGGGTGCCACGGTGGCGCTGGCGGTAAAGCAGGTGGGCGATCTCTCTGAGCGTTACACCCGCCTGGGTATCAATGCCGGCCTCGGTGCCGATAAGGTCGACAAGCTCAAGCAGCAGGTGTTTGAGGTATCGCAGGCCCCCGACATCCGTGTTGACCCGAGCCAGATGATCAGCGCCATTGAGGATATCGTAGAGAAGACCGGCGACCTCGATTTTGCACAAAACAACATCCGCAACATTGGCCTGGCTATACAGGCCACCGGCGCGGATGGCGCGAGCGTTGGTGCCATGCTGGCTGAGTTCCAGAAGCAGGGCATCACCGCACCGGGCGAAGTGCTCAAGGTGATCGACTCACTCAATGAGCAGGGCAAGGCCGGCGCCTTCACCCTGAAAGACCTGGCCAACCTCGGGCCGCGTGTGGTCTCGGCCTACAACGCCACCGGCCGCAGTGGTGTGCAGGCAATGAAGGAAATGGGTGCCGCCCTGCAGGTTATCCGCATGGGCACAGGCTCCAGTGAGATGGCCGCCACCGCCTTCGAGGCAACCCTGCGCGCCATGGCCGACCCGAAGAAGATCAAGGCGCTTAAAGACCTGGGCGGCATTAGTGTGTTCGACCCGGAAAAACTCAAAGAGGGTAAAGAGCAGCTCCGGCCTATCAATGAGCTGATGGTGGAGATCGTCAAGGCATCGGGTGGCAAACAGACCAATCTCTCTGCCGTGTTCGATGCCGAGGCCCTGCGCGCCTTCAACACGGCTGCTGCCGAGTTTCAGCGCACTGGCACGGTTGAGTCGATGAGTAAGTTCATGCAGGTCAGCGGAGATGGCACCACCACCATCAATGATTCCGCCCGCGCCGCGCGTGAATTTAATTCCGCACTCACTTACCTGAAATCCGGCTGGGATGAGTTTGCCAGTGACAACCTCACCGGGCCAGTGCAGGAGCTGGCCGACTTCCTCCACTCGGCAGACAAAGAGACCGTGAACCTCACCCTAAACACGGCAAAATGGGGCGTTGGCCTGCTTGGCGCGGCCGTGGCTGGCCGCAAGATGTTCAGCCTGTATAAGGGCGCGCAAGCTCTCTTTGGTAAGGGTGGCAAAGGCGCGGCGGGTGCGGCGACCGGCATGATGGGTGGCGGCTCGCCCATTCCTGTCTACATCGTCAATGGCCCCGGTGGCCTGGCCGGTGCTGCGGCGGCAGGTGCTGGAGGCAAGGGCGGCGTTCGTTATGCCCCTGGCTCTACGCTGGCCGGTGCACCAAAGAGTGTACTGAGCAGGGCAGGTAATGCCCTGGGTGCCGCCGGCATGCTCTACGGCGCATGGGAAATCGGCGACTCAATCGGTACCGCCATCAGTGAGAATTTTGTGCAGGGCACCTCTTTCGGTGATGCGCTGGGGGAGGGTATCGCCAAGACGTTGGCGATGTTCGGCAACGAAGAGGCCAAGCGTGCAGTGGCCATCAATGAACGCACGGCGCAGGAGCAAAAGGCCTCTATGAAAATTGAGATCGTCGGCAACACCCCGGCGCGTGTGCGTGAGATGGAATCCACTGGCATCGACCTCGATGTCGACGCTGGCCAAACGATGTGGGGTTACTGATGAGCTGGCGTGACGGATTTACCGCAAAGGGCAGCTACAAGGGCGCAGAGTTCTGGCTGCGTGATGAGGAGCTGGAGGCCGGTCGCCGCAAGCAGGTGCATGAGTACCCGCTGCGAGACAAGCCCTATGTCGAAGACCTGGGCCGTGCGACTCGCCGCTACCAGGTGGAAGGCTATGTCATCGGTGCCGACTACCACCTCGCCCGTGATGCGCTCATCGCAAAGTTTGAAGAAGGTGGCAGCGGAACACTGGTGCATCCCTACTATGGGCGCCTCACCGTTGAGCTGGAGAAGCCGCCACGCATCAAACAGAGCACGCGCGAGGGCGGCTATGCCAGTATCTCCATGCAGTTTGTGGAGGCCGGCGAACAGGCATTCCCCACGGCCACGGTGGCCACACAGGGCGCGGTGCAGACAGCAGCAGACCAGAGCCTTGCCGATGCCATTAATGCCTTCGCCGGTGTATTCGCCATCAGCGACATTGCCGGCGCGGTCGATGACTTTCTGGCAGAGGTCGATGATGTCTTCGCCGCCGTGGCTAATGTCACCGGCTCAGTCAGTGGGCCGCTGGCCGATATCATCCGTGCACCGGCAGAGCTGGGCGCGGCCATCGCCGGTGCGGTAACCAATATCAGCAGCATTGCCACCGAGCCGCAACGGGCAATGGCAATTTACGGCACGCTATTCGGCACCGGTACCGATGTCACCAGCAGTGCCACCGCACCGCGTGCGCAGCAGGCCGCCAGAAACTCGCAGGCACTCAATGAGCTGGTGCGCACGGCGGCAGTGGTGGCCTCCTGCAAGGCCTCGGCCTCACTGGAACTCTCACCGGCAAAGCAGGGCGATACACCCATCACCCGCAACGCCGTGCTCACCCTGCGCGATAGCCTGCTCGACAACATCGATACCCGTCAGCAGGTCACCGATGTAGTGAGTGGCGCGCCAATAGACGATGCGCTCTATGTCAGCCTGTCAGATCTGCGCGTGGCTGTAATGACCGACCTCTCCACACGTGGTAAGCGCCTGCCTGCGGTGGTGGCGTTTACTCCGCGCGCCACGTTGCCGGCGCTGGTGATTGCGCACCGACTCTACGGCAATGCCCTGCGTGATACCGAGCTGGTCAACCTCAACAACCTGCGTCACCCCGGCTTTGTGCAGGGCGGGGTGGCGCTGGAGACTCTCAGTGAGTGAGGTGGCGATCCGCATCAACAACAACGTGCTCACCGGCTGGACCTCGGTGCGCATCAACCGTTCCATTGAGCAGGTCTGCAACACCTTCACCCTCACCCTCACAGAGAACTGGGGTGATGGTGATGAGCCGCCACTCATTAAATCGGGCGACGCCTGTGTGGTGCTGTGCGATGGCGAGCCGGTGATAACCGGCTATGTGGATGACGCATTGCCCAGCTACGACGCCAGCCAGCACACCATCAGTGTGAGCGGTCGTAGCAAGGCCGCTGACCTGGTGGACTGCGGCCTGCCTGGCAAACAGTTCAAGAACCAGACCCTGTTGCAACTCGCTGTGTATGTGTGCGGTCTCTTCGGCTTCTCTGCGCGTGCCGACTGCGATGTGGGCGCGCCGTTCGCCAGCCCTAGCATCGAACCGGGCCATACCGGCTTCGAGTTTCTTGAGAAGCATGCCCGCCAGCGAGGCGTGCGCCTGGTGAGCGATGCCAACGGCACGCTGGTAATCACCCGCACCGGCACGAAGGTGGTGACCGACACCCTGGAGCTGGGCGTCAATATCAAGTCGGCCTCGGGTCGCTTCTCGATGCGTGACCGTTTCAACCAGATCACGGTAGTGGGCCAGACCGCCGGCAACGACAACTGGAACGCCGCTGCCGCTGCCACCAACATGGGCAGCGCTACGGATAGCACCGTGCGTACTGCACGCAAGCACGTCATGGTGGCCGAGCAGGCCGCTGATTCCGCTGCCTGTAAAAAGCGTGCCGAGTGGCAGCGCAACACCGCTTATGGCAGAAGCGAGGCACTCACCTACACAGTAAATGGCTGGCGTCACTCAGGCGGCTTGTGGGAACCCAACACTCGGCTGCCGGTAAAAGATAAATGGATGCGGCTGGATAACAAGCAGCTGCTCATCACTGCCGTGCAGCTGGTGCTGGATAAAGATGGCGAGCGCACCGAGCTGCAACTGATGCCGCCAGAGGCCTTCGACCTGATCGCCATCCCCGACAAGATCGAGGTGCAGGCATGGAACTGATGCGCCAGCTTGAAAAGATGCTAAGCCCTCTGTACCGCAAACTGCGCATGCTTGCCACACGCGGCGTGGTGCAACTGGTTGATCCTTCCACCCTGCTGCAGGAGCTACAGATCGCCGCACTCGGTCAAGAGGTGCTCGACAACATCGAGCACTGGGAGCCCTACGGCTTCACCAGCAACCCGCACCCCGGCGCTGAGGCGTTGCTGCTCTCCCTGGGTGGTGACCGCGATCACACTGTGGCCGTCAACGTGGCCGACCGGCGCTTCCGGTTGACGGGGCTGGCGAGTGGCGAGGTGGCGCTGGCTACCGATGAGGGTGATGTCATTCACTTCCGGCGCGGCAATCAGATGCTCATCGACACCATGGGTTCGCTGGTGGCGAACGCCGGTACCAGCGCCACCATCACCACGCCGCTGGCAACGATTGTCGCCAGCACGAAGGTGGTTTTCGATACGCCGCTCACACAATGCACGGGTGATTTTGATGCAGCGGGCAGCGTGAGTGATGCCACCGGCTCCATGCAGGGCATGCGCGATATATACAACGGTCACACGGCGCCGGGAGACTCTGGCGGTACCACTGGCACACCGAATCAGACGATGTAGACATGGACCTGAAACTATTCACCACCGACAACGCCACCGGCTTCGACATCGCCCTCGATGGTCACGACCTGGCCACCGACTCCGGCCTCACCACGGCGGTGATGGTCTCGCTGTACACCGACCGCCGGGCGGATAACGATGACGAAATCCCCGACGGCACAACCGACCGCCGTGGCTGCTGGATGGACATGTTCGACGATCACATTCAGGGAAGTCGGTTGTGGTTGCTGGGCCGCGAGAAAGAGTTGCCAAACGTTTTGCAACGCGCCAGAGAGTACGCCGAAGAGGCGCTGCAGTGGCTCATCGACAAGGGCGTGGTGATGGCAGTGAGTGTTACCGCAGAAAGGGCAGGGCGCGGCATGCTCGCGTTGCGCGTGGTACTCACGCTGCCGGATAACTCGCAATTTGATGACGTGTTTAACTATTCACTGGAGGCCATCTAAATGGCGTGGGCAAGACCATCACTACAGACCATCCTCCAGCGCATCCAGAGCGATATCGACAGCCGCCTGGCTGGTGCCGATTCGTTCATCCTCCGCTCGCTACTCTATGTTATCGCCCGCGCCGTTGCCGCTGTGGTTCACGGCCTCTACGGTCACCAGGTGTGGATGTCGCGCCAGATGATCCCCGGCGAGGACAATGACAGAGATATCCTGGATCAGCACGCCGCATGGTGGGACGTGCCGCGCAATGGTGAGGCCGCCGCCACCGGCAACACCACCTTCACCGGCACCGATGGCAGCGTGATTGAGGCTGGCAAACTGCTGCAGCGTAGTGACGGCATTGAGTACACCACGGATGCCGAGGCCATCATTGCCAGCGGCATCGCCACCGTGGCCGTCACCGCCACCACGGGCGGGCAGCTCACCAATGCCGGCGCCGGCCAGTCGCTCACGCTGGTGTCACCAATCGCTGGCGTGCAGAGCAGCGCCACCGTGGCGGCTGGTGGCCTCACTGGCGGCACGGATGCCGAGGGAGACCCATCACTACTGCAGCGCCTGCGTGAGCGTGTGCAGGCTACACCGCAGGGCGGCGCAATAGGCGACTATACCCTGTGGGCAAAACAGATCGCCGGCGTCACACGTGTTTGGCCGATGCCGCTGTGGAATGGTGCCAGTACCGTCGGCGTCTATTTCACCCGCGACGATGACGCAGGCATTATCCCCGACGCCGGCGAGGTGGCCACGGTGCAGGCACACATTGATACGCTGCGCCCCGTCACGGCCAACGTGACCGTCTACGCCCCCACCGCCGTGCCGGTGGATATGACCATCCAGCTCAACCCCAACACCTCTACGGTACAGGCGGCTGTCGAGGCGGAGCTGCTGGATCTGTTCCGTCGTGAGGCGCAGGTAGAGGACGGTGCCGGCAGCGGCACCGTGTTGCTCTCTCATGTCCGCGAGGCGATCAGCGTGGCCATCGGCGAGAATAACCACGTACTCACCACGCCAGTGGCCGACATCACCCTCAGCCCCGGCGAGCTGGCGACCCTCGGCACCATCACCTGGTTGACGCTCTAATGAGTTACAACAGCGACCATTACACCCGGCAGCTCACGGCACTCCTGCCACGTGGCGCCCTGTGGGAGAGCCTCATCGCACCGGGCAAACGCTTCTTCGCCCTGCTGCAGGCCATTGCTGCTGAGTTCGCCCGTGTGGATGACAGCGCCGAGCAGCTGCTGGATGAGACCGACCCGCGTCGTGCGTATCAACTGCTGCCCGAGTGGGAGACGTTTGCCGCCCTGCCAGACACCTGCCTGGGTGAACCCGAAACCATCGAGCAACGCCGCCAGAACCTGCACGCCAAACTCACCGCACGCGGCGGGCAGTCGCGCCAGTATTTTATCGACCTGGCCGAGCGCATCGGTTACCCCGGCGCCACCATCACCGAGTTCACACCGCACAACGTGGGCATGAGCGTGAGTGCTCCCCTCTACGGCAGCGACTGGGCCTATGCCTGGGCACTCACCGCACCAGATAGCCCGGTGCAGCAGCTCTCCGTGCAGTCCGGCGTTGATGAGTCGCTGGGAGAGGTCTCACCCAACAAACGGCTGGAGTGCGCCATCGCCCGCACCAAACCGGCGCACACCGTCGTCATACACGAATACATCTAACAGGAGGCACAACGTGGAAACACGCAATTATGAAAGCGGCGCCAGCGCCACCCCGCCCAGCGCGCCGACTACGCCGAGCAACGGCTACCCGCAGGAAGGTGTGCCGGGTGTTACTCCCCCCACCGTTCCTGGGGCGCACTGGTACTACAAAATCGGTGAGGCCCTGCGCGCCATCGTTGCCGGCAGCGGCCAGACACCGAGCGATGCCGACCTCAATCAGCTGCTCAAGGGGCTCAAGCGCTTCGCTGGCGGCAACGTCACCACCCTCACCGCCACGGCCACCCTCACCCTGGATCAGGCGGGGCTCATTGAGGTGGATGCCTCGGCAGGAAATATCACACTCACTCTGCCTGGCGCTGCCGATCTGGCCTCGCTGGGTTATGTGTTTGCGCGCATCGACGGCAGCGCCAACACCGTCACCATCGCGGCGGAGGGTGGTGAGGCGGTGGGTGGTGCGGCATCTATTCAGCTGTATAACGGTGCTATTCGCGCCGTTCACAGCAACGGCGTTAATGAGTTCCATCTCACATACGATTCTGCCAGCCAGAAAATGCGCACCGCCGTAGCCACGGCCGGCTACTACACAAACATCGCAACGCTGCCATTCCCCGTCACGGATAACGTGGGCGCAAACCTAACCCTGCTGCTCACCCCAAAAGCGGCAGCGGGCGTGTACAAACCTGTGCTGCTCACCGTCACTGCTCTGCAGGCCACGGCGGGTTTATCCGCCACGTCAAAAATCAGCATGCTCTCTAATGACGGGCAGGCGCTGGCCTATAACGACGTGATGCTGGTTACGTCCGACGCCACCAATGGCACCGACGTTGAACTGTGGATGCAGTCGATTATTGCCGCCGCCTACGATGTGCAGGTGTTGGCAGAGTCGTTTGACACCGGGGTATCGATTATCTACAACGACGGGGCAACGTGGCAGGTTGGTGCGCCGTCTGGGGCGGTGACGGTGACGGTGACGAGTGATTGGGTAGGGTACGGGGCGTTTGTTCCGGCATTTACTAATGGGACATTTACATACACTACGCAGACAGGGTATTACATCAAATCCGGTGGTCTAATTACCTATAGCATCGCGATTAAATGGACGGCGAAAAGCGGCACCGGATTGATGGAGGTAATCATTCCTAATCTATTTAGGAGTGCATCGTCGGCGAGTTTTGGTTATGTCGCGTCGATGTATACAGGCGGGAGCAGCTATCAACTGCTTGCGGCTGCTGACCCGGGGCAGCCGGTACGGTTTTTTTACATAAACTCCGGCGGGAGTGCTGCCACTATCGACGTTGGGAGCTTGGGCGCAACAGGCGAAATTAAATTTAATATAACAGGGCTGGTGCAATGAAAATAAACGCGGTGTTAAATACCGACAGGACATTAAAAAATGTCGTTTCAGTTGACGAGATAACCGCGCGTTCGGTTGATTGTCCTATTGACGTTAATATGACTGATATTTTCGTCACCAACGCACCGCCAGTCCCCGACGACATGCACACCCCGCGTCTATCGCTCGACGGTACGAGGTGGGAGGAGGCAGACCCCATAGCAGCGGCGGAGAAACTACTGAGTGAGCTGGTAGAGAACAAACTCAGCGCTATCAGTAACAGCATGGACGTAGCACTTGCTACCGGCCATACCTGCGCCAACGGCATCACGATGGACGCAACCGATGCGGATGTGCGCAAGCTGGATGACGGCACTCGCCTAGCCACTAGGCTGGGGCTGGCAACTATGGATATCCGTGACGCCAACAACGTGCGTCACCTCAGCATACCTGTAACGGACGTGGAGGCTATGGTTACCGAGCTGGGCCTAAACTGGACCACACAGTGGAGTAAGAAATGTGGTTTGCAGGAATCGGTGGCAGACATCGTCGCCCGCACGCAGCTGTTGACCACAGACCCCAACTACCTCGACCACACAGCTGCCGGTATCGCCATTCAGGCGATCGCCTGGTGATGCAGGTCGGTTACCGGCAGGCTCGCTCCAGCGCCTCCAGCGCTGGGGCCATCGGCACACCCCGCCGCTGCTCATCGATAGCGGCTCTCCCGGCCGCGTCGTAGGCTGATCTACACGCGGCTGCTCCAGGTGCCGAGGATAGAACCCATCCTGCCACAATGAGGGACAAGGTAACTGGAAGGATAAAACGCATAGCTCACCGCCTTTTTTGATTGGGTTATACCCTGTATGACGGTCGAGATATCAAAATTCATGTAATAGGGTGGTGACGTGCATGGATGCCAGAAACCCTAAAGGGCCGGCCCCGGTTCCGGAACGGTTCCGGAACGGGGCCGGCCCCTTGCTGACTTCCCACAAAAAATCCTGATAATCAGTAACCTCTAAATAACAGGGGTTACTATCATGAAGATTCACATCACCATCACGCTCACTACCAAGGGCATGGCTATCATCGGTTTCATAATCCGCTGCCTGATAGAAGCCGCCCGGTTATACTAGCCGCATGTGTGGAGGCGTCCGATATCAGGTAGACGGCAAGAACGTCACCGTCTACTTTCCCCAACCCAATGCAGCCGTGCCGGTCAGAAAGCACGACGGCAGCGTACAGCTTGTGACCTGGGGACGGCGTAAAGGGGAGGAGGGCACCCTGCCCCAAACCGGCTGGGCCCGCCACGACAGCATCGAAGCCGGCAAGTGGAACCAGTACCAGCCAAAGCCGGTACTGATAGCAGTCGATGGATTCATGGAGAAGGATGAAGCAGGCAAAAGCCACTGGTACCATGTGACCAAAGGACAGTTTATCCAGGGCTGCCTAACCCGCAACGGCAACGAGCACCGCGTCTACGTCGTCACCATCACCCCGACACTGCCCGAGTTCATGGCCGTACACGACAGGTGGCCAAGGCTGGTGGCCAGTCAATAGTGCTGGCGTCGTTGGTTGATCACAATTCCATCACAGTGCCAGAATGGAAAGCCATGTTTTACAATGGCAAATAATGACAATCGGAGTGCGGCAAGGTGTTGATAATAAACAACTAATAGCCATTGATTGCCATCGTTGGCTATTGTATTAAACCCCCTCCTAAGGGGAAGGCCGTACGTTCGAATCGTATCCGGGACACCAATAAAACCAATAGGTTACGCGGATTTCTTCCGCGTCAAAATTTCCCTCCATCACAATTTCATCACATTGGCGTCTAGCCACGGTATGCCATTTGGTGCAATATCGCGCTCTATGGCGACATTCAGAAAGCTGGCCAGCGGCCGGTGGCAGGCAATAATTAGGAAGACTGGTCACAAGCCTGTATCGGAGACGTTCCGTACTAAGGCGGCGGCTCAGGATTGGGCGCGAACCCTTGAAGAGGAGATGGCGCAGGGTCTGTTTCGCGACCACTCAGCGGCTGCGCGGATGTCGGTGGAGGCGATGCTGGAGAAGTACCAGTTGCTCATCACTCCCCGGAAGAAGAGCTCAGTTAAGGAGCTGTCACGCATCAGCATCATCACCAGAGAGCTGGGTGATTTGTCGCTGGCGGCGTTGTCTGCGGAGTCGGTGATTGATTACGTGGATGATCGTCTGGATGATGTGGTGGCGGATACGGTGCGCAAGGAGCTTGGCACTCTCTCTCATGCTATCGATACGGCCATGGCGCTGTGGGGCATTCACCTGGTGGCGAATCCTGTGACGGTGGCCAAGGGCATTTTGAGGGTGACAAAGACGCTCTCTGCAGGCAATCAGCGCGACAGGCGGGTGGAGGATTGGGAGCTGGAGAAGATCGTCGCGTTCTCTGGGTCTGACAAGCTGTGTCCGGTGGCGTGGTTTGCCGTGGAAACGGCGATGCGGCGTGGGGAATTAGCCAAGGCAAAGCCAGAGCATGACCTGGGCGATAGGCTGCTGGTACCTGATACCAAGATTGGCAAGCCGCGTGAGGTGCCGCTCACGCCTCGGGCTCGGGTTATCCTGAACATAGCCAAGAAGGATGCCGAGGAGAGAATTAAGGCAGCCATGGAGAAGGCCAACCCCGCCGAGGCTCGGGCTGTGACGCTGTTTAATCTGGCTGCAGATAGCATCACTCAGGAGTTCAATCGCTCGAAGAAGGCGGCGGGCATTGCCGACGTGCGATTCCACGACTTGCGCCATGAGGCCACCAGTCGGTTTTTTGAGATGGGGCTAGCCATCGAGGAGGTGGCGAGTATTACCGGCCACACAGACTGGAAGACGTTGAAGCGGTACACGCATATCAGGCCGTCTGCGGTGGCGAGAAAGCTGATTTAGAAGATGAGGCGAACGGGTGGAATTGTTTCGGCAACCTGATGGATTCCGTTGTACCATCCCGTAGTACCTGGCTGCGGCGTGGTGCCTATTACCGTGCGATAACGGCCGGTGTGGCCGCAGTCGAAGAAGAGGGCGGTGCGCACTATCGGCCGGTCAAATTCGAGTGAGCCAAGGATAACGAAGCGCTGAAAGGCCTTGGGTACAGGTAGATAGTCTGGCGGTTCTTGTGCCAGTCGCAGCAGCTCCCTTGCACGATTCCCCTGCTGCGACAGCCATAACCGTTGCTCCGGCGTCATCATCGCTATAATCTCAGGTGATAGCATAATTGCACCTTTTTGGTGATGATGATTTCATTTGCAGTATAGTCCGTTGTTATATTTCTCGTTCCAGTTCCATTTCAGGGCTGCCATTCGCCATCGTAGCCATCTGCTTGTATATCCTCTTGCACAGATCCCAGGGCACCGTATAGGTCGCCGTGTGCTCGTGTAGCTCTCCGTTTTCATCGTAATACGGCACATCCTCTTGCCACTCAAACTCACCCATGCAGTACTGCTTCATCGTGCTGGTGATCATCGGTGTCTGTTTGTCCCGGTGGTCCAGCGGTATTTCCATCGTCTTGATAGTCTGTTCAGCCATGTGGCACCTCACGAAATATAACCCGTCACTCCAGCCGACCCGCTGCCGCGTGTCGGTTCTTGCTAAAATTTACATTCACAGGCGCGGCAGCGGTCGCCTGAGTTAGGCGTTATGCATCAACAGGCAGCAGCTTGTAGTTGCATCTGTATGCGCAGTCAGGGTCCCAGTAGAGGCCGTCACCGTCACAACCTTCCTCGTCCAGTTCTGCCGGTCGGTCTTCTCGGTCAGTCTGCTGGGCGCGGTGCGTCACTACGCCAGCAACCACATTCACCACATCCTCGCTCCATTCGTCGTAGAGGTATTGTTGTATGCACTCGGCGGCGAATTTGTCGCGATCCTCGATGGTCTCGAAATATGTGATCCCGTCACCTTCGGGGTCGAGCACGAAATATGGGCGGTCTTTTTTGAAGTTCCAATGCATAACACTACACTCCAGCCGACCCGCTGCCGCGTGGTCGGTATCGTCAATAGTCAGTCACAGGCGCGGCAGCGGTCGCCTGAGTTAAGCGTTAGGTTGCTAATTTAACGCTCTTGGCATTGTCCTTGAGATCGTGCAATGTGGCACAGTTGCCGCACGAAAAATAAGCGGCATCCTCGAACTTTGGCTCGTCCTGCGTCACATCGTCGCCGTCTCGCACTATCCGCAACTCCCATTCATCGTTGCATCCACAGTTGCCACAAATTATATGCAATCTCGCCATTACCATTTCAGCCTCCGTTAAACCCGCAACCTAACACGGCGCTTCAAATGGACCGCTCGCAAGCTCGCGGCCCTTGAGCTTCATCGTTATCCGCAATAAGGCGGTATCTTGATCCATCGCTTTTGCGGTGCATGTCCACAAAATCCACACTTCAGCTTTACGTGTGACGGTATTTTGTTTTCGTATGCTGGGTAGCACTCCCATGCGTGATTTCCAAACAAACACCGCAGGCGGATAACAAAACGCTGTACGGCGGACTTGCCTACTGCGGCGGCTGGTTTATCTTTGGTGGTTTCGTTTTGCATATTCATTACTCCAATCTATATGGTTCCAAATCGGCAAGCCCGTAAGCTCAATCGTTATCTAGCTAATCTTTCTCTGGCTAATTTGCACAGATCTAACATGTCCTGGTGTACGGAAAACCACTCATCGGCGGGTACTTCCTGTACCCAGTTTGAAGGATACCCAGCAAGCCTAATCATGTCGTTTATTTGCTTACCATTAAACAGGGCGCGGGGCGTTTCACAGTGCAGTGCGCAGTATCCGATGAGGTCGCTAGCAGAATCGAACCCGCTAGATAACAAATCGCTTAACAAATCGGACTTGCCTGCATCGGCGTTTGTTTCACTAGCGGGGCTTTCGTTTGTCTCTGGCACTTCATGTTCTCCTGTTCTGTCTAACCGGCAATCCGGTTAGCTTTGTAGTTATGCGCTCTTAGCGCATTGGTTTTCAAGCTGATAAATGCGCTCCTGCAATTCCTCCAATTTGTCTGCGGCCTCGCGCATGGTGTTGCTCCACCCATTATGCTCAGCAGAAGCAATTTCGTTTGCCTGGTGGTTAAGCGTTTTTACAAGTTCCAGTGTGTTCATTTCTCAATTCTCCAGCGCCTAACACGGCGCTCGTTCCGACCTCGTTCCGCTGCGCTGCACTCGGCGGCACAGCTAGGCGTTAGGCGGCTTTCGTG